CCCCTTTAGTTTGTTCTTGTTCGTTAGTTTTACTTGCTTCCATAATTATTCAAATACATATCTTATTTGTGTGTTAGCAGGAGCGTTGTACACATCTGGTGTAGTAGATCCTGATCCCGTTATCGTGGCCAAACCTGTCTCAACAACATCATTAGTCGTTAATGCAGACACTGACAGAGTACTTCCCGTTGTTTGCCATACCTTATAATCATAAGTCCCTGGAACTAAGTTATAAGGAGTTAAATTGATTGGGAACCAATTCCACCTGTTAATATTTGGTGAAGTTTCTCCAGTCAAAAACAAAAGTGTATCACTATGAAGTTGGTTTGAATACAACTCAAGGATATATGTAGTTGCCGATAAAGGAAATGTCGTCTTCTCCAATAAGGTAAAAGGCGTCAAGCTTGTCTGATAGTTAGGTATTGTAATCATCATAACTAAATATTTTTTTACTTTTTTTGTTTTATTGTATTGTGTTTTGAAATAAATTTGTATCTTTGTAGAAACAATTAAGATATGGACAGACAAGAAATGATTTTTAAAAATACCCTTATCCGTGGCACGATGGGAATGTTGACAGATTCAAGAATGGAAAGACAAGATGAAGCTTACCAATTTTTAATGGATGTAACGAACTCTACAACTGAGGATGATATCAAACCATTACTTCGTGGTAAAACAACTGATGAGCTCATCCAAATCAATGTTAAGATGGGCACATTCTTAAAACAAACTCCTGTATATACAGGTGAAAGTTCTTTGACGGCTGAAGCTTATAAAGAATACGGAAAATACAAAGGAGATTAGTTATGGATACAAAAATTCAAAATTACTTTATGGAATTGTCCAAAATATGGAGAATAAGTCCAATTTGGGATGAGGGTAAGTTTATCTTTAATAGAGATTCAGATGGATTTATGGGATTGAAATCCGTCCAAATAGGTAATACAATAGAACATTTCTATTATGAAATAAAATACAAAGAATTGGAAAGAAAAGATGGTGGTGTATTTTATGTATTGAATGATGCTTTCTATGAAACACCTGAAGATGTTATTGAAGAATTAAAAAGACTTGGATTAAAGTATTGAAAAACCTTTGGTAGATCCAAGAAAAGTAGTTATATTTGTAAAACAAACCCCTTAAAACATAAACAAGATGGAAAATCAAAACAACAAACCAGTACAACAAAACGATCAAACCGCTAAAGAAGTAATGGCTCTTCTACAAGGGATTATCGCAATCGTAACAATCTGTTTCTCCCTTTATGTGTTGATCACAGTATAGGAAATAAAAAACCCCCTGAAATCCATCAGGGGGCTTCTATAAAGAAGGTCAAAAGACCTGAAGTAGATTAAGCTACTGTGATTGTAGTACCAACCAAAGATCCGTTCATTAAGAACGCACCATTAGCAGATTTCCACTGGATAGTTTGGTTAAGACCATTCATATCTCCAAGAAGAGTTCCAACTGAAGCGTCACCAGCAGAAGCTCTACCAGCTGACTCGATACCTAAGAAGTACCAATCACCAGCGTTAGATTTAACTACTGCGAAAAGTGGTGCTCTACCAAGTTCGATCATTCGGTTTCTAACATTACAGTCAAGACCAATTAGTTTCATAGATAATTGGCTATCGTAGAATACTGTACCATTCTCACGAGAATAATTTCCCGTTTGAACTAAACCAGCATGCTCGATATCCTGTTCGAATTGGTATACTGTAAGACCTGTAGTTGTAATACCTGTGATTTGTCCGCAACTATTTGTAGCGTATTGGATATTTTCAACCCATTCGCCAACATAAACCTGCTCAACCCCACCTATAGAACTACAGCCTAAAATGTAACCGTCTGTTAAATTACAAGAAAAAGACATATTTTAATTTTTTTATTTAGTTTATTTTTTTATAAGGGGGTTTTAACACCCCCCTAAATTAGTTTGGGTAGATTACAGTTTGAAGTATACTACATAGTCCCAGAATGCTGCGTTAACACCTGATTTCCATTTTGCTACAACTCTAACTTCTTGGAAGTCCATAGAGTAGAAGATCTCAAGGTTCTCGTAGTCATTCAATAAGTCAGTACCGAAGTACATGTTAGACTTAGAAGAGATGAAGAACTTGTTAGTTCCGTTCAATCCTTTAACTGCGATCAATCTTACATTAGTACCTGGTACCATCTGTGAGAATGACTCTCCTTGATCCTCAGCTCCTGTGTAAGCGAATAAGTTCGCGTTTCTCAATGCAGTTGCGTAAGTTCTATAGAAGTCATAACCTACATAACAATATAAGTCATCCATATCAATGATGTTAGCAGGAATTACATTCACAGCGTCATCAACTAAAGCGATGATGTTAGATGCAGTAATTGCAGTAGCGTTTGATACATTACCATCAACTGTAGAAGCTGAGTAAGTACTGTTAGCCAAAGTGATGAATCCGTCACAAAGACCTGTTTGTCCTGTTAAAGATGTGTTACCTTGCCAGATTAAAGTGTCAATTAATGAACTGATTTGAGAAACTTTCTCTTCAGCGTATAATTGCTCGAATCCGAAGTCAGTATCGTAAGATCCTGGTGCTAACATAGCTTGTGTGTAGTATTGCTCAAGTGTGTCAATACAAATTGATTCGTTAACTTTCAATGGACATACATTCAAAGTGTTTTGTGTTAAGATCGTTTGCCCTGCGTCAGTGAAACCACAACCACCAGCTTGTGCAACTAATTGAGAAGACAACAAGTTGATAGAAGCAGCTGATTTAATATCTGGCTGTACAGTAAGGAAACGAGTAGAACGACCTCCTAAGATCATTTTCTTGATCAAATTCATTCTCTCCTGATCAACATAGGCAGTAAGCCCGTTTACATTTAAACTCATTTTTTCTTATTTTTTATTAGTTTATGTTTATTTACCTCCGAAAAATTTCAATTTATCTTCTTTCTTTGCAGTTTTAGATAAATTTTCAGTTTTCTTTGTTATAGTTTCTACTGATGGTTCAGCAGCAAACTTATTGAATCTTTCTTTCAATTCTTTATTCTCATTTTTCAAATCAGAGATTGTAGATTTTAATTCATCAACAATAGACTTCATGGTTGAAACGGCTTCGAACATAGTTTTCATTTCTTCTTCTCTGTCGTCTTCCTCTTCAGTTTCTTTAGTCTCAAGTTCGTTGATAAATCCTTTAACATCTGTGTAGATTACTAATCCACCTTCCAATTCGTGTTTTCCTTCAGGAGCTGGTACGAAATTACCTTCAGCATCTTTTACCATAACTTCATCACCTACAGAAAGTGCATCACCTTTAGAAAGGATTTTCACTTCAGTACCATCCATCAATTTGGATGCGATTTCGTTTTTGTATTCAGCCATTTTGTCTTCGCCCATTCCCATTTCCATATCTTTTTCCATATAGATTTCGTTTGGTTTGTTTTCAGCGTGATACTCGTTTATTTCTTTGATCTCACCAGCGGCTACTGTAATTGATTTACCATTATCTAAAAGGTAATTTCCATCAGGTAGTGATGCTTCTTTTTCAGCTGCAATTTGTACAACCTTCTCACCAACCTTTAATCCATCACCAAGACAACGGATAATCTCTCCTGTTGCTGCTGTGTAATCTGTAGCCATCTTTTCTTCTGCGAAAAGTTCTTTGATTTTGGCTATAATGTTACTTGTTTTGCTCATAATACACATTTAATTATATTAGTTTATTTTTTGTTTAATACGATTCAGTTTTTTGGGTTTAAGTCCTTTGTAAACCCCACAATTCTCTTTAGGGATTTTCCAAAATCTACTACTCTATCCGTCAGTCCTTTACCCTTAACCCACTTAATTTTCTCATCAATACTTGTGTATTCAATCCAAATTAAAAGTGATGCAAAGAACTTGGTAAAAGCCCAATCAAACCAAATGTAATTTCTCATAATCTCGTTGATAATAAACCGATCTATCAAATATGTTACGATCAACACAGTAAAATAAATCATCAGTTTATTTGTAAGACCAACTCTGGTCTTTCTTGAAGTAATTTCTTCTCCTATACTTCTGGCATACCATCTACCTACAAATGTGTCTAACACAGAAAAGAGTGATATAAGTAATGCCAGTGGGAGTAATGGACTTACAAAAGCCATAAATACCATCAGATAATGTTTCATGCTATATTCAATAAGTTTTTAATCTTTTGTTCTTTGGTTTCGTCAGCGTCTTTGGAGTTCAAGATTGATTTTAATTGTTCCTCAACTTTTTCAATCATCTCATCTTCGTACTTCTCAATGAAGTAACCTTCAAGTGAAAACCCATTATATGTTCCCTCTTTAATTTCTTTCCATACCTCATCGTTGTCTACATAGAATGTAGCAACCCAAGAACCTTCAGGTAGATCAGGGAATACATTACTGGTGGTTCTATCACCAACAATATAACTCTCCATCATATAGATCTTTTCTTTTTGTTGTTTGCTATCGTGATTCACATTTACCTTATGGATCTTGTTTTCCTTAAAGTATTTCTTCATCATCTTTTCAATCGTTTCCTTAGTGAACTTCACATAGTATTTACCTAATTGTGGACTAAATCTTGGGATCTTGGTCTCAGCTAACATCACAGGTGCTGTAACCATTCTTTTTTCTTCGTTATATTCTTGGAAATTAAGATTAGATAATGTAGATAAACGGAGTTGGTTGTTGATCTGTTCCATTTTACGAATAGCCCATCTAATTCCTTCTTCACCTCCCCATGCATCAACCATCAGACCTCCACAACCTTTGTCGTAAGGAATGTCTTTGTGTTGAAGATGTCTTGCGAAACTTGCCATACGAGCGATCGTTTCAATACTGATGCTTCGTCTATTACAAAGTTGGTTTGCTCTTGCCCAACCTACTCTTGTTCCACAATCTATATCAGGGTTTTTCTCTTTATATGTTAATGCTCTACACGCGTTTTCTTGTGCTCTAACGGGATAATCATTATACGATTGTTCTACTTCTTGGAACATCGCCCATTTGATCTCAGTTGCTGGTCTATCCACAAAGGATAAAACCTCCATGCCTTCATCCATCGCATTTTCATCAAAATCTAAATACAATATTGGTTCTTCCATATGGTTAAATATCTTTTTTAATTTTTTGTTGATTAGAACTTTGTTGATCTCTCAATTCTATTCACTCGTTTTTGTGCAGTACTAATATCACTCTCCACAACATAAGCTCTGATCGGTTCTCTGTCTCTTGCATTATCTGCGAAGATTGGAGCAAATCTCTGTCCCTCATTTACTGCTGGTAGATCAGGAACAAATGACTTTCCACCACCTACTTCGTTTATTGCTGATAGAAGTGGTAAGAATGCTTGTGTTGAACTTGAGTTGATTACAGCCTCACCTGGTGCTAATGTCGCAGGGACACTATCAATTTGTCCTGATCCCATACCAGGAACAATACCACCTGTTGCGGCTTTGAACTCCTGTCTTGCGATTAGAGCGATTTGGGTTGCGGCAAATACTCCTGCGAGTGCTGCTGCTAAGGATCTAACTATAATTCCACCTTGAGTCCCCGCAAACGCTCCTAATACAGCTCGTGCTCCATCTATAGTTGCTCCCGCAATACTTAGGGCTTTCTCAGTTCTAAAGTTCTTTCTATCTAACGCCAACTGATCCTGTTGTTGTCTTTGTTCTAATTGGGCGATCTCATTATCAAATTGTTCTCTTGATATAAGGGCTGCCGCATACTGACTTTCAATCCTTGCTCTATCTAAAGCAATTTGATCATTAAGTTGTTGTGTTGCAATATCATTCTGTTGTTTAGCAAATTGTGAAATCAGGTTAGAAGCCTCACTTACAGCGTTGGAGATATAGGTAAGATAATCATCAAATCTTGCGATCTTCTCATCATATATTTCCTCATCAGTTTTCTTTTCTAAAGCAACAATACCATTTGTGTAATCAGTCCATATTTGATTTTGTTTGCTTGCCAATTCTTCAGTCAAGTTGATA